GGGGTTGTAGTCACAACGACATTCGGCGTCGAACGCGAGGTCTTGCTCCAGTGATCGCCGGGCTCCAAAGCTCCCGAGGACCCGCTGGCTCCCCGCATAGTAGGCACGTGAGGACTTGAACCTCGATTTCACGGTTATCAGCCGTGCGTTCTAACCATTGAACTACGTGCCCGTGTCTAGCGATGACAAGCATCGCGGTGCCAAGTGAGAGAATCGAACTCCCGACGCTCCCGCCTTCAACGGGACGCTCTACCTGCTGAGCTAACTTGGCATGGTGGGTCGTCTTCGCCTCTTCGGGTCACGGCAGTGCCGGATCCAGCGAAGAGGCTCGGGGCTTCCCTTGGCCCGATGCGGGAGCTACCTCGGCTGCGTTGGTTACCTCCACCGCATCTTCCGATTCTACTCGCCGCCCTGTTGTTGTACGTCTTCCTTGCCACGAGCGCAAGGCTTCAGTGACCCCAGCCGGACTCGAACCGGCGTAAACGGACTGAAAACCCGTAGTCCTTGCCGCTAGACGATGGGGCCGTCTTTTGTACGTTCCACGTGAACACCCTCGGGGAGCAACCAGAAGGTCCCCTCGTGGAAGGGGACGTCCTTGCCGAACCCGAACTGGGTCTTGTGGTTGATGAGGAGCCTCACCCCGAGCTTCGAGAAGATGACCTCGTGCCGGTAGCCATCTCCCGTGTGGAAGGTGACCCCATGGTAGTCGGGTCGCTCGTCGAAGACTTCGTGTTGGATTCCATCGAAGGTGAACACGAGGTCTTCAAGCCGGAGCTTCATGCCCTCGTGAGGCACCAAAGGAATAGGATCGACAAGGGGCGCCCGAGACGTTCATTTTCCAGATGTAGTCCGCGAGCAGCATTCGATCCGGTGACCCCAGAGGGTGTCGATCCCTCTTTCTCAAGTTGAGAACCTGATGTCCTAGCCAAACGTAGACGATGGGGCCATTGGCCTCAGAAGTCGCCTGCCTGGCGGCAGGTCCCTTCGTCGGCGGGGTCAGAGGATGGATTTGAACCACCGGCCTCCGGGTTATGAGCCCGACGAGCTTCCAGACTGCTCCACTCTGACGTGATTGGGGGGTCGACAAGAAAACGGACGAGACTTCAAAAGGGATGTAGTCCCACCCTGCATTCGACCCGAGCTTGAGACGCCTGAAGGCGTCGTGATCTGACAGGCTAGAGAACTTTCCGAAGGGCCACGTGAACGCAGGTCTCTGCGGAGGCCGAAGGGTTCTGCGCCTTCACCTTGGTGACCACCATGAGGGCCACCGACTTCTGTTCGGCCGTGAGGGGCGGAGAGTGCCCGTCGAGCAAGGCCGTGACTTCCTGGTCGAAGGTGGGCGGCGTCGGAGCTGCCGGCGGAGCCGGAGGGATTTGGACGATCTCGAACGCCCGAGCCACCACGTTTTCGTTCGTGTCCGGGTGGGTGTGTGACAACCGAAAGGCGACCTCGGACAACTCCGTCTTCACCGCATCCGAGAGGGATGGGGCCTGAGCCTCAACTAGAGCCCGAAGGTCTTCGATGGTCGCCATGGCTTACCTCTACGCTACACCATGAAAGGATCCGTCAGTGGTTGCGGGAGCCGTGTTGCACCGGCATGGCGAGGGTTATGAGCCGTCGTCGGGACTATGTCTACCCTTCCCGCGGAGCGGATGACCGGGATCGAACCGGCCGAGTCTTGCTTGGCAAGCAAGTGCCTCACCATTGAGGCGACATCCGCACTCCTACGCCCTCAACCCCCGAGGGGGAGGAGCACGCAGTAGAGCCGGTGAGTGGAGTCGAACCACCCTGAATCCTACGTACGAAGTAGGCGCCCTCCCACGAGAGCTTCACCGGCAGAACTACAGTTTCATCTTGTCTTCGATGTGCTCACGCTCCTCGTAGGAGAGGCGTTTGCCATCGACACGCTCAATGTTGACGATCGCTTGGGTGACCGTCTTCTTGGTCTTCTTGACCTTGCTCTGGAAGGACTCCTTGGAGGAGTCGGTCCACTCACCCCACTTGAAGGGGGCCTTCCCGACAGCTTCGAGCACTTCGTCCAGCGTCATCAGGGGGCCGTGCTTCTTGTTGTCACCCCAGTCGTTGGGCTCGTCCTGGTCCTCGTACGTCGCCGCATCCCAGGTCCAGACGGCCAAGCTGTACGCGTACCCCTTCCAGGCCGACTTGTTCTCCAACGAGTCGTACTGCCACTTGTGAAGCACCCCGTTGGTCGGGTCATGGGGGCCGTCTTCATCGTCGGCCTGAGCCGCGACCCAACGAGCCACCACACGCTTCACGAGAGAGACGCTCATGACTTTGGTGGAGGACAAGAGGGTTAGCTGGCGTGTCTTGGTGGGATGAGAAGCCTCAAATCGGCCTCCCTCTGCACTCGTAGGCGCTCGGTCTCCGCGTGATGGGCCTCATGGTGGCAGTTGGCGCAGACCAAGATGGTCTTGTCGAGTTCTACCCTCAGCTTCTCCCACGACCGGGTGTCCCCGGAACTGATACCAAACTCCTTCTCAACGTCGTCGATGTGGTGGAACTGGAGGGCGGCGGGACACTTGGCGTACCCGCAGAGGATGCACTTGCCGCCCTTGTACTCAATGGCTCGGAGTTTCAGCTTCCGTCTGGCCTCCGAGGTGTACCAGACCATGTACTTCTTCCGCGCTTCCGGATCCCGTCGTCCCATACTCGGGGCGGAGGATAAGAGGTCTAACGGAGAACGTTAGACCGGACGTATTGGCCCGACACAGCCGGGAGCCTAGACTCCCATCGCATCGAGCGGCTCCTTGTGCTGGGATCGAACCAGCGCTGACAGTGGTTAACAGCCACTCGCTCTACCGCTGAGCTAACAAGGAATGAGCTGCGGGAAGAGGGCTCGAACCTCTAATCACGTAGGTAACAGCTACGCGGCTTACCAATTTGCCTATCCCGCAAAAAAGAGGAACGTGTTGCCACGAACCTCCCCCGGTTTGGCTTCACCCTTGCGGGATCGACCTCACCGTTCTTCTCTACAGTCTTTCAGGAGAGGACGCCGCATCGCAGTCCCCGGTCGCTGGAGCCCCCAACTATACTCTGGGGTCGATCACGGCACGGGCTGCTTCACCCACGAGGGGCGATGCACGCATTCCAAGTCCTGTTGAATTGTCAATGATCGCAGGGAGGCGAACCTCCCTTTGGTTCCGGCTGAGGGACTCGAACCCCCATTTACGGCGTCAGAAACCGTCGTCTTGCCCGTTAGACTGGAAGCCGGAATGTCGCTGTTTCTTCGTGGGAACGGGGGGAATCGAACCCCCAACCTTCCGCTTAAGAGGCGGCTGCTCTAACCGATTGAGCTACGAACCCATGTTGAGCCGGTTGGCTCAGTGGAGGGCACGGGGCTCGAACCCGCCTCATGCGGATTAAAAGTCCGCTGCATCGCCCGGATGCTAACCCTCCTTCTCTTTCGGCCCGCCTTTCGCGGGCTTGCTCTTGCGTTTGAGTTTCATGACCGTTGAATCCTTCTTGAATCAGTGCCGCCGTGTGGACTCGAACCACCTAGCCATAGGCCCGACGTTTACAGCGTCAGTCGCATCCCCGTGACGAACCCCGGCGGCAGAAGATACCCGTCGTCGGAGCTGCTATAGCTTTCGCGGTTCATTGGATACACGTCTCCTGTGGCGCTGTTTGCGCTGTTGGGACACTCTGGGTACACGTCTCCCGTGGCTCGATTTCGAGCTTGGGACGAAACTCTCTCGGGGCACCCGGACCCGGTCTTTCAAGACCGTCGGGCGAAAATTCAAGACCCTGAAACGTCGAAGGCCGCCTCTGGTTTCCCAGGGCGGCCTCGCGAGTTACGGGTTCACCGTATGCTCATCGAGCCGCCCTATGGTCCCACCTCCTGATTGGCATGACGCTTGGAGGTGGGATAGGCGGGGGTCGGGATCGTCGCGAGACCGGCAAAAAGGCTCGAATCGACACTGGCCGACAAGACGCACCAATCCGCCGACGCTTTCAGCGTCCTGACGGAGAGTGATTCTTGCGGCATGCGGAGCATTGAGTGTCGGTCTCCAGGTAGTGCCCCCCAAGAGGGCACGTTGACTCTTGCACCCTACTGTCTACCCCCGGGGAGCGTCAAGGTCTTTTTTTGGAGAGCCTGACGATTTTGATTCGACCTGAGAATCCCCTTGTATTCCGGTTAGAGCGTGAGCTTGCCCGCTGAGGTCGATCATCTCCTCCGGACTGCGTCCCAGAAGACCAGCCAGGGGCCTGCCTTTCGTTGTCAGGTCTTCGGCTCCGGTTGGGATCAGTTCGTCGAGTTCTGGCTCCCCACCATCTACACGTTCGTCGCACACGCCTTGGGACCGTACGGCCGTGAGCCTCTCCCCGAGATCCTCAAGCTCCCGGACGGGATGCACATGAGCGGGGCGACGGCGAGCTTCGACATGATGTCCGGGCAGGTTCGGATCTGCACCTCGGTGGAGAACAACCCGGGCCAGACGTTGGAGAAGCTCACCCACGAGTTCGTCCACGGCAGCCTCGCTCAGTTCCCCTCCGAAGACTGCTTCTACGACGAGGGCTTCGTAGACTACTCTACGTGGGTCCTCGCTCACGCTCCGGTCTACGAGCCGTACCGCCAGGGCATGATCGACGCCGCCGCCTACAATATCAAGATGCGTCGTGAACGGGCCATGAGGAACCTCTCCGACTACGATCGGAAGCGATGGGCGGGAGGCACCTTCGCCTCCCTCTGCCTCGGGCCGATGATCCTTCACCGGCTTCGGATGAAGAAAGCCGAAGGGGACTTTACGTGGTGACCGCGAAGAAGAAGCCGTTGAAGACGTTCACGAACAAAGAGGACGGGATGGAGTCCTACGTCTTCGAGAACGAAGGGCGCGAGGGCGGCTACAACGTCACCATGAAGGACCTCGATGCCGACGAGTTCGTCCCCACGGGCTTCGTTGGCATCAAGGATCTCAACAAGGCCATCGAGAAGGCGAAGAAGATCGTTCGAGTGTCCTCACGGGACGACATCCAGCTCATCAAACGAGTGGCGGAGCGGTTTGCCGCTGACCAGGCACCCACGGCCGACCAGTTCCGAGACATGGTCACCAAGGCCATCAAACGGGTCGGAGATGGTGTTCGAGCCCTGGGGTTGGGCTCGGTCGTCAAGTACAACCCACAAGAACGGATCGACACGGACCGCCACGGCGGCATCCACGGCACCTTCTTCCTCCGCATCGACCACCCCCAGGTCAACCCGAGCTGGAGACCTGGCATCTTCTTCTACTGGGACACGGGGAAAAACCAAGGCTCCGTTTCGGCTTCCAACCTCGTCTGGGGGCGGAAGGAAGTGGAAAACCTCCCGTTGAACCGAATGGACGATGCGATGCGGGCTATCGCGGACGCCATCGTCAAAGACCTCAAACGGCAGCTCGGCCAACAAGACTCCAAAGAAGTTTGGTCCGTGGTTACCGTAGGCAAGGATCACGGGTACGCGTCCGAGGTGGACGTGTTCGACAGCAAGGCGAAGGCCGAGGCGGAAGCCCGTAAGCGAGGTAACTGCTACGTCGTGAAGGGCACGCAGATGTGGAACGAGCCTCTTGGTCAGGTCGAAGAGCAGAGCAAGCCGGCACCCTACAAGTTCTTCCGTTAGTCCCCTTCGAGAAGGTTCATCGCGGCGTCGAAAGCACTCACCCCCTTCGACTTCACCTCGAAGGTTGGGATCGGGTCCTCGTCCTCTTCAAGAGGCTCGTCGGGCTCCCGATCGAGCCCACCAAGAACGATGCGCCAGTCCTCACCTGAGAGGCCGATGCACCTGAGTCCGATCGGCGTCCCGTCCCAGACGGACACCTTGGCCAACTGGAGCGGCTCCAAGAGACAAGCGAGCCGTTTCAAGTTGACGACCACCCGGAAGAAGATGGCCCTTCGTTGGTCCTCGATGTCAAAGTCCCTGGTATCCGGAAGGGGACCCGTGAACTCCTTCAGGTAGCCCAACTCAACGAGGAGGGGGTCTTTGAAAGAGAACTGAAGGTACTTGAGGAGTTGCTCTTGGTACCCGGTGTCTACAGCGGGGAGCCCGAGATCCTTCTTGACGAAGACTATCCAGTTGCCGTCCGTAGCCCCACTCCAGACAGTCCTTCCTGACTTGATCGAGAAGGGTGCTCTCCGCCAAGCCTGCGTTCGCCCGTCCCCCTCCGAAGACACGGGGGCGGCAGACGCGAACGACGCGAGGCAAGAAACCAGACTTTCCATGTGGTACGTCTACATCCTGAGGAGCGTTGTCACCGACAAGCTCTACACCGGAATCGCCCTAGATCCAAAGGCCCGCCTGCTCAAACACAATGCAGGAAAGGGCGCCAAGTTCACAAGAACCGGGCGCCCTTGGCACATCGTCTACGTCGAGGAGGTGGCCTCGAAGGGTGACGCTCTACGTCGAGAGCTGGCGATCAAGGCGATGAGCCGGGAGGCCAAGCTCCGGCTCATCAAGGAGTGATCGGCTCGTCGTCGTTGGGGAGGTCGAAAGCGACTCGGGTGACCTGCTGTTGGTGCTTGAACTCCCGCACCTCCTCCAGCACCTTGGTCGTCCGGGCTCGGGCCGTGAGGACCGAGGGCTCTTCCTTCTCGATGCCGATGAAGTTGAAGCCCTCCTCGACGGCCGCCACGCAGGTCGACCCCGACCCGCAGTAGGGATCGATCACGACCCCTCCCTTGGGGGTCACCAACCGAACGAGGTAGCGCATCAAGGTCACGGGCTTCACCGTGGCGTGCTCGTTCTCTTCCCCGGGTTCGAGGCCCGAGTTCTTCTCGTTGGCGTTGGGCTTCGGGACGTACTGGAAGAGGGCGTCCGGCTCGAAGTTCTGGAAGTAGCGGCTGGCCCCTTCTCGTTGCCGGTTGAGGATGCCGATCGGGCATGAACGGTGGCAAGCCCAGGTCTCGACCTCCTCCTCCCCGTTCTCGTCCCCCATGGGGACCGTCGTGTAGTCGTGACCCGCACCGTTCCCGAACGGCTTGGCGCCATCGTCGAAGCGGTTGATGACGTGGGCGGGGACCTTCTTGCTCCCGGTTCGCTGGCAAGCGTCCGAGTGGACGAAGAGGACGTTCGGTGGGAACCGGCCCGCAGAGGTCACCTCGTTGGCCCCAGAGAGGTCGGAGCTGTTCTTCCACGAGTTGCCCCGGACACCACCCTTGGCTTTGATGGCGTCGACCCCCGCCTTGTGTTTGGCGAAGTCCTCCTTGGAGGCGTGCTTGACCCGGGAGGCGTCGATGTTGATGCCGCCGGTCCCGGTCTTCAGGACTTGCCCTACCACCGTGTCTTCCTCGACAGGCTTGCGGAACATCAGGATGGGCTCCCAGTACGGCTTGAGGGCCGTCCCCCATCCTTCCCACCCCTCACCCAACTCCAGCTCCTCGGGCTCCGTCATCGGTTCGGGTTCCGACTCGACCTTCTTCTTGCCCTTCTTGGGCTTCGAGGGGGCCTCCGCGAGCTTGCCCACAGCTTTCCCCAAGTCTGTGGACTTCGGCATACCCTGAGCCCGGATCCAGCGCATGACCGGGGGGCCGAACTCGGCGTCGATCTCGTCCCGCTTCTCGAACCCAGCGGCTCGAAGTCCGAGCGACATGATGTCCTGCGTCTTGGTGGCAGCGAAGCAGAGAACGTGACCCCCCGGCTTCAAGACCCGGAGGCACTCCTTCCAGACAGGGACGCTGGGGATCTCCCAGTCCTTGTTCATGAACTCCCCGAGGTCGAGGTCGGCGCCATTCAAGTAGGCAACGATCTCCTCGACCGAAGGCTCACGCGTGCCGAGACCGTACGGAGGGTCCGTGACGATGGCGTCGACCGAAGCGTCCGGGAAGGTCCGCAGAACGTCGAGACACTTGCCGAAGACGATGGCGTTGAGGGGGAGGCTCACGGGCAACCTCTACACCAGAAAGCTCAAGACTCTCGGACGAGTTGCTTCAGGTGCTTGATGAAGGATTCCTCGATCTTCTTCTTGTAGCGGTGCCACGCCTGGTCGGTCATGGGGTGATCCTTGAGGTACGGGATCATCTGGTTTCGGAGGATCTCCGAGGTGTTGTAGTCCTCCAGCAAGAGCTGGAGATACAACGGGATGTCCTTGGCGAGATCGGGCCACACCCGAGCCAGCTCCCGAGCGACGCCCTGCATCGCCTTGTCCAAGACCTCCTTGGGGAGCATCTCGTCCAAGTTGTCCCACCCGTTGGGATCTTCAAGAACCTCTTCGACCCCCTCGTCGTCGGTCATGGAGTCCTCACGCTTCCGCTTCTGGGACTTCATGAGGTCCCGGCCGGCGTTCGTGAGGGCCGTGATGACGTAGCTCTCCGCTTGGCGGAGGTTCATCCCCACGAGGCCCTTGGCAAGAGCGTCTTTGGAGAGGAGCTTCGCGTAGGTGACACTGATGATCTCGTCGGCCATCTCAGGGCCGAAC